TCATCTTCCCAAAGAAGTGATCTGGTTGGTTCGCTTCGGCGATCCGACCTGGCAGCAACAGTTGCAGCAGTGGGCGCGAGATTTCAAGTTTCGCGCCACGCTTGCGCCACGCCTCGATAGAGAGGAAGAGCGATGGCACGCTGCGCAGCCGCAGCAGCCGGATCCTGTTATCACGCATCACGCGGTTGACGAAACACTGCAAACCGGCGACAGCCGCCTACTGGGTGGCGCAATGGAAATCAAGGCACCCTGGGTGAATGACGATTCAACTCCGTAAGGCAGCCAAGCATCACAAGGAACTGCCGCATCAGATGGCAGCCTGGGATTGGCTGCAGGAGCAGCTGACCGCCGAGGTGCTAGAGCAATTCGGGGAGATGTATCGTGCCGATCCGCTACCAAAGCAGACGTTGCCACCAGCTTGGCTTGCGCCCGCACTGAAAATCATCAAGAAGTGGGAGGGCTGCAGACTAGAGGCGTATCGCTGCCCTGCTGGTGTACCAACCATTGGTTACGGCTCTACGCGGTTGATCGACAAGCCGGTGCGGATGGGCGACACCATCACGCAGCAAATGGCGGATGATCTGCTGCTGAACGAAGTGGAACACCTGTTTGCGCCGGGACTGTTCACGCTGCTGCCGATGGCGAAGCAATGGCGGCCGAATCAGATCGCAGCACTGATCAGCTGGTCCTACAACGTCGGGCTCGGTGCCGTGGAAGAATCCACGCTTCGCAAGCGGCTGCTGGCCAGTGAGGATCGCGCCAAGGTGGTGATCGAGGAGTTGCCGCGGTGGAACAAGGCTGACGGCAAGGTGCTACAAGGCCTCGTCAACCGCCGCAATGATGAAGTGCGGCTGTTCACCGGAGGCCAGCCGTTGCAGCAGGAGCCGGCCAAGCTGAGCCCGTCATCGCCGTTTTCAGCGCGGTTGACCCCACATATCACGCTAGGTGAATTTGCGCTCGGTCAAGAAGTGCGCCGATTTGAGCATCAGCACCAAGTGGACACTGCAGCTGAACTGGCTGCATTTATCGAGCGTGCACGGGCGCGTTTCAGCAATAAGCCTGTGATCATCACCAGTGGCTACAGGCCGGCGGCAATCAACCACTCAGTAGGCGGCGCCAGTGGTAGTGAGCATCTGTACAACGCACCCGGCGTTGGCGCCGTGGACTGGTACATCCAAGGCGTTGACATCTACAAGGTGCAAGAGTGGTGCGATAAGGAATGGCCGTATAGCTTGGGTTATGGCGCACCGAAGGGTTTTGTGCACCTTGGCATCCGCAAAGGCGGACCTAGAGTGCGCTGGGACTATTGACGCCTAGCCTGTGCTCCTACCTGATCATGAAATACGCCGCCTCTGCAAGCAAAAGCAGATGGTGTCACCATACAACGAAGAACTGCTCAATCCGGCCAGCATTGATGTAACACTCGGCGGTTGCATCATGGTTGAAGTACCCCAAACACCAGAGCTGCAGCGCGTCTGCATTGAAGGCTATTCGCAGGCAGAGCCATACATGGTAGAGCCCGGCGCGTTCTTTCTTGCCGAGACACGCGAAATCTTCAACCTGCCTGATCACATCGGTGCACAGTTTGTACTCAAATCAAGCCGCGCACGGGAGGGTTTTGATCATGCTGAGGCCGGATGGTGTGATCCGGGCTGGAATGGCAGCCGCTTGACGATGGAGCTACGAAATCAACGCCAGTGGCATCAGCTGCCGATCTGGCCTGACATGAAGATCGGGCAACTTAAGTTTATGCTGATCAGTGGCATCCCCGAGCGCAGCTATGCGCTAACCGGCCGCTATAACGGTGATCTAGTCGTCACCAGCAGCAAGGGCTGAATACATCTCACAAGCCCGGTCGTACTGCCACCGGGCTTGCCATTCTTGGCGGTGTTCCTTCACCATTCCTGCATAAGTAACGCGCCAAATGATACCGTTTGGCGTAGCGACTTGCTCTAGCGTGGGTGCATTGTTTGCGGTCATCGTATGTCTTGGGGTGAATGGATGGTGGTCAACATGTCGATAGAAGAGCAGCTAGCGCTAGAAACTCAAGCGCGGGCCGCCCTTCATCATCATGACCCCGCTGCAGTTGGACGTTTATATGCTGCGTTGATCAAGCAGAACGCCATGCAAGCGCAGCTGATCAGGCAGGCAACTGGGCATATTGCGAAGTTAGAGATGGAGCAGTTCTTATCCGAATCGCAAGCTTCCGTTGCGCCACCGTGCACCGCTGACGGATCCGTTCGCGGCTGACGCCTTGCTCGCGGGCTATCGCGGCATAAGTACGCTCATCTTTGCCGTTGAGGCCATAATACGACTCAATGGCTTGGCGTTCCTCTGGCGTCAGCTGAAAAAAAACCAGCTGCAGCTGCTCGGCGTATTCATCGCTGATCGTTTCATCGGGCAGCTCAGCGGCGATCATCTCAATCAACGGTGAGCCGTCATCCGCGGCAAGTTCATCCAAGCTGCGGTGTGGTGTGTTGCGCTCCAGTAATATGCGCAGCTCAGCCACTGTGATCTCCAGCGCTTCAGCGGTTTCCTGCAGCGTTGGATTCTTGCCGTGCTGATGGTGGTACTCACGCTGGAACTTCACCGCCTTGTAGGCACGCTCTAGCGCGTGCTGCGGTACGCGGATCAGGCGCTCCTTTGTGTCGATTGCGCGGTTGATGGATTGGCGAATCCACCAGTATGCGTAAGTGCTGAACTTATATCCTTTGCTGCCATCAAACATCTCTGCAGCGCGGTGGAGCCCTAATGCGCCTTCCTGCACAAGATCCATGAACTCAAGCCCACCATTGCGCAACCGGCTGATGTAACGCTTGGCGATGTATATCACCAGCCGCAAGTTGGAGTTGATTAATGTGTCACGCGCGCGCAGGCCGATCTTGATCTGCCGCAGTTCCGCTTTGCTGCGGTCGCCGTCTGTGGCCTGTAGTTCCAACGCACGCTTCACCTGCCGCGATAGCTGGATTTCTTGATCAGTGGTCAGCAGCGGGAATCGTGCTGCTTCATTGAGGTAATCCTTGACGGAATCGGTCATGACTGAGTCTTGTGGTTTGGATCGGCTTCGCGGTCGGCGTCGAGTTGCTCCATGCTGGTAAGCCAGCTGCGGAGTGCATCACCGGTGGGCGTCTTGGGCGGCCACGCCGCAAACCTTAGGACAGACTTGCGATCACGGCAATGGATTGATGCGTTTGGCTTCCAGCAGACAAACCACCGGCCGTTCCAATCGCGGCTTGTTTCAATGCGAAGGCCATTGGCCTGGAAGGCATCGCGTTTCATTCAACATGGCCCCAGTATTTGCCATCAACAATACGCGCAACATGAGATAGGGAGATACCGTATTCAGCTGCCAACATTGCTAGATCTGCGCCATTGCGCTGCTGTTGCTTTAATCGGCGTACTTTCTCATCAGTGAGCACTGCGGCTGGGTTGCCTTTGCCACGCAGCAGTGTTCTAGCTGGCGGAGCGGTCACTATCTTCTCCAGAGTGCGTATGCGGCTGCTGCAGCCTGGGCAGCGATACCATCGGTGCGTGCCATCTGCGCGGTGCTCGGTGTTGATCACTTTCATTCGTATTGATGGGCAGTTGGCACATTGCATTCAGGGAGGTGACTACTGGGCTTTGAGTTCGGCGGCGATGGCGAGGAGTTGATCGCGCATAACGCAACGCAACCGTAACGCTTGGATCGAGAAGTTGTCCTTATCCCAATCGTCGGGTTCCGGCACCACCTGATCCGCCAGCGCCTCAACAGCGGCGGCGAGATTATTGATGCTCAGATGCGACGAGCAATAAGCATCGAGCACCGCTTGCACTTGATCACTAATGGGTTTAACGATGCAGTCAGGGAGCCAAATCCAATCTCTCATGCCATAGAAGTCAATCTCAACGTTTCGACCTTTGACGTCTAAAATGATTCCATGTTCGACAATGTTTGAATACAGCTTTCGAACGGACACTTTTTGCCCTACTAGCTTTCTGGCTTCTGATGCTTTCATGATGTGATTAGATCGGGTTACTACGAGGGGTCGGGGATGGATTTAAGGGCGCGGCGAAGAAGGGAGACATCGACACCAACTGATCTGCCTTCACTGTCGTAAGTTGGGATGCGATCAAGTTCGTCAAGCGCCTGCTCTTTCAGTGACTGGGACTTCGAGCGGCGGGAAGCGCGGATTTTGTGATACAGCTCTCCGTAACCATTGAGCACTAACTAGCCCAAGCACGCCTCTAGCTCCTGATCTGAGCCCCATTGGGCGGCACGCTCGGCGACGTACTGATGCACCTGCTTAACCAAAAAGCGAAAGGTGTCAGCTTCTTCCAGCCACTGCTGCACCAACTCCTGCGGTGGGGTGATGGGGTGTTGTTGTGTCATGGCTCGACAGGTTCAAGTAGTCCGCAGTAGCAAGCCCAGAAGTCTGATGTGCTCCAAGGCTGGCCATCCTTGTGCAAAATTGCCCTAGATCCGGCAATGGCATTGGCTGTTCTGGCATTAGCAAACGCACCGAACTCCTTAGTGGCTAAGCGGCGATTAACCTCACCAAGCCCCTCAAAGTGCTCGCGTTGCAGTATGCCTGCAGTGCCGTTGTAGATGTCAGCCATCTTGCCGTAAGGAATAGATGGGAAACCATTGGATTCAGCCCATGAATTAAGAGTCCATGGCTGCCAGCCATTGCGGCAATACCACCGCCACATCATCAGGCCAAATAGACTGCGAGCGTGAACTGCATTGATTCGCAGCGTGAGATAATTCGTCATTGCGGGTCACCAAGCAACTCCTGCATATCCCGCTCCACCAACTGCGCAAGGCGTTCTTGCCACAGTCCGGTGTAGGTGCTGCAGGTGCGGCCGCTGCGTTCATAGAGGGCGTCAAGGTAAGACTGGCGGCGTTGTTCAGTGATCGTGTTGATTTCCATGGCGGCGAAGTAGTTGGGTTTTGCGTTCCTCAATGAGGTGCGCCGACGAGACGATTGAGCACGTACCATCCGGGCAGCAGATGCGGTAGCAGTCGTGGCCGTGGCTGTCCACGTAATACTCAACAGTCAAGTCGGCGCTGGTCATGGATCAGAACGGTGGATAGTCGTCGGAGGCTGCATCTGCAGCAGCACCACGCGGTAGGAACTCAAACCGCTGGGCGCTGAGTACATGCTTACTTCGCTTGGCACCAGTTTCCTTGTCATTCCATTCCTGGCGGCGGATGTTACCGCTGAGCAAGATACAATCCTTCAACTTGCACTTATCCACGATCACCTGCGCGGACTTGCCCCAGATCTCTACATCAATCGCGTTGTTGATGTAGTTGCCGTCTTTGTCTTTGCCTTCGATGATGCCGCCAGCGAAGCTGGCGACCATGCTGCCGCTGTCAAAGGTGCGCAGTTGCGGTTCGGTGATGATGCGGACGATGCCGGATGCGTAGAGACTCATTGCAGTGGAGTGATGTTGTGGGTTTGCTCAAAGGCCAGCACTTGCGCGAGCGGATAACGCACGCGCGGCGTACCGGCTGGTGTGCCGATCAGCGGCAAGGTGTAGTACGTGGGGCCAATCCCGCGTGCACGTTGGTTTTTGATGGCGCTTGGCTTCAAGCCCCAACGTGCCGCAAGCTGGTCAGTGGTCAGGAACGGTTCAGTCATCAGCGAAGGGATCCTCATCAGGTGTTGCAGCAGGCGTCAGCTCCTGCTCCTTTGCCATCGCCAGTTTTAGCAGCTGCGTCAGCTGGTCATCGCTTAGGTCACCCTTGCGGGCTTCCATGCGCTCCTGGATCTTGTGCAGCTCCGGGATGGACTTGCACTTAGCAATCGCAGCCTTGCCGGCGGCGAACACCTTGGCATCACCAGCCGGCAGTGCAGGTGCAGGCGCGGCTTCGGCGGTTACGGTCACCGGTTGCACGGTGTCAGTCTCCGCCTGCTGCATTTCGTCGGTGCTGTAGACACCGGAGAGGTCAGCCGGAAAGGCCTTCCGCAGTGCGAGTGCCTCGCTGCATTTGGCGATCATCGCGGCGCCCATCTTGCTCCACAGGCCCTGGCCGGCGTTGTAATCAGCGAAGCGCGCGACGCCAACAAAAGGATGCGCGGCGCCTTTGCGGTAGATGATGGTCTTAGCAGCAGCAGGTGGTTTGCTGCTCAGCCACACATCCTGCCATTGGCCATCTTCACCGCACCAGAACGTCTCGGAGCCATCCAGCTGCCCGGTGCGTTCGGCAATGCTGCGCAAGCCGTCGATGCCGGCTTGGATGGTCATCTTGCCGCCGCGCTTGATGGCGTAAATCTGCTTGCTGAACGGATCCAAGCCCGTGCGCTGGCAGGCGTAAGCGAACAGGCGCAGTTCATCCGCGCTGCAGCCTGGCGCAATGGTGGTACTGATCAGCTGCGTTTGCTCTGGTGTCCAGAGCGCGAGTGAGCTAGAAGTCATCTGAGGTGATGGTTGGGGTGGTACTCAGCGCCCACTTGGGCAGGCTGAGTGGTTCGATGCCTTGGCTGTAGCCGGGCCATTCGTTGATCGCCATGCAATCCGAGATGGTTTGCATGTTCTGCCGGCGCAGTTCAGAACCAACAGTCATGGCTTCGGCGTCCAGCTGGTAGACACCAACCGCATACGGATAGGTCTTCTCCACTGCGATGAAGACAAACCGCTCCGCAGGCAAGCCGCTGAGGTAGTGGCTCGCTTGCACATGGTAGCGGAAGGTAGCGCAGCTTTTGGCGAAGCCGCGCGCGCTGGCGTCAGTAGTGGTTTTGAGATCCACAACCGTGGCGCCATTCAGCCAGTCCGGCCGGCACTTGCAGCGCATCTCAGTGGTGGGATCATCCCACCAGAACGACTGCTCAGCCTGCCCGTGGCGCAGCAGTTCTGCTGCTGATTGGTGGCTGCGTACAGCACCGGCCATTGCCAGCGCCAGTTCCATATCGCTGCCGGTGACAGCTTCAATGCCAGCAGCAGCCATTTCAGCGGCTTGCTCCTTGCCGGCTTTGGTGTTACGCGGCGCGCAGACGCCATAGCGCTTGCTCAGCTCATCAGGCTCCAGCACGGCGCAATGCACCAGTGAGCCCAGCTTCATCGCAGCAGTCGGCTCCGGCCGCTGCCGCTGTGGATCCAGGAAGCGGCTCCAGCAGTGGTACGGGCTCTGCGCTACGGCGTGGAGGTGGCTGGCGCTGATCGCCGGATCAGCGTGATACTGCTCGTTGGTGATGGTCATTCCTTTGGGCACCATTCGCCGCACCAGTCTTCGCTAGCAACAGCAGGCCACCATGCCTCGCGGTCTTCTTTATGAGAAGGCTGCGGCGCGTAGCGACGGCATTCGGCAAGGTGCTGGTCGTGGTATCTGCAGTTATCGCACTGCTGCTCATCAAGCGGGGGGTAAGTCATCGGTCCATTCAGGGGTAAGCGTGGGTGAGCTGATCAGCCAGCCGGGCATCAGCTCCATTGCGGTGAGCATTGCTGCTGCCGGAGACACCGCCACCAGCTGCAGCGTGCGTGGTTGCTTGCCGTGCTGGTAGGCGGTGATCGTGTAAGCGCTCACCGGTGGTGCAGCGTCGTCTGCGGCCCGAAGCATTGCTCCAGCTGCGGGAATGCTTCCATCAGCTTGCGGCGGTTATCGGGGTCAGCCACCAGGCCAGCTTCAGCCAACTTGGCCATGAATCCACCGCCGTGGCGGATGGCGGTTTGGAGTGTTTGGAAGGTTTCGTTAGGGGTCATTGGTCGTCTGGGATGGATTCGAGGGCGCGGCGGATGGCGTCGCACACGAGGTCGCCACCGTGGGACATTCGGAATACGGCCCGGATTCCATCTAGCTGCTCCAACGCTTGCTGTTTCTCGCTTTTTGGCTTCGGGCGGCGGGCGGCGCGAATATTTTGAGCTACGGAGCGCCAGCCCTGAGACTCCAGCCACTTGCAGCACGCATCCAGCTCTTGGTTGGCGCCGTCTTGAAAGATGCTGCAGAACAGTACCGCTAGGCTTTCTGCACTCTCAAATCGTTTGAACCACTGCTCCACCAGCTCCTGCGGCGGGCTAATTGGATGCTGCTGTGTCATTTCCGCACCACCTGCTGCGTGCCGCTGTGGGTGGGCTTGTGGTGTGCGCCGGATTCGACGCCGATCATCGCGAATACTGCCGCTGCAATCAGTAGGCAGATGGCGTTGTTGATGCGGTTGAGCATGGCTCCATGGTTGGGATTACTGCCGGCATTTGGTGCGGCTGCCGGCGGCCGCGTGGTGGTCAGGCGCGGAAGGCGCCGTCTTTGATTAGCCCAGCCCAAAACTTGCGGGCTTCTTCGCGGGTCATATGGAATTGCCCAGTGACCTTGAGCGAACCCGCGGCGTATCCCTTGCGGGTACGAACTGGCTGAGGTGCGCGGCGTATGACGGCAACACCTTGAGCATCAGGGCGGAACTCAAAGGTCTGAGCGTTATCGAGACAGAGGGTGTAAGCCATGATTCTCGGGTTGGGATGCAGGACCGGTTGCCTGCTGTGCGTGAATCATACCACCCTATGCAACCGTGCTGCAACCTGCTCGCGGAGTTGTTTCAGGGTGCCGTCGTTCACGATCCGGTGCGTGAACAGCTCGGGGTCGGTCAGTGCGCCTTCGCTGGCGTGGTCGGTGTTGGCGGCAGCGCTCGGCCGATCCACGTGCCACAGCTCGCCGCCGAGTTCACGGATCAGGCTGGCTTCATTCGGGAAGCGGCAGTCGTCGATCACCACCGAATAGCCGGCGGCGTGCAGGTCACGGATGCGCTTGCTGGCGATCATCACCCATACATCCGGGTGCACGCACTGCCGGCCCCATTCAGTGCCAAGTGTTTGCATCAGGTGTCGTGTGCTGCAGCGGATGCCGGGGATTTGTTGCTCCTTGTGTGCGTGCACGTAGCGCGTGGCGGTCGTACCGTCGTGGCCAAGCTGACAGAGCAGCTCACGCACAAGCGACTTCAACGGCGCAGCAAAGCTCACCTGCATGAAGCCGTCTGTGATCAGCTGCGTGGCGATCGTGGTCTTGCCGGATTGCGGCGCTGGGCTGTAGAGCCCGATGAGGCGGGGCATTGTGGTTAAGCGAGGAAACTGCCGGATTACGGCTCCGGCGGGCCGCGCTTAGTACCAAGCCAGCGCCGTGGCGATCAGCTGCCGCTTCGCCACCTTGCGGCGGATGCCGGTGGCAGCTTGCAGTTCACGCAGCGTCAGCTGTTCCATCTCGGCGGCGATAGCGGCCAGTGGATGCAGCGCAGCGGGCACCGCAGCAGCGGCAACACCGAGCGCAGCGGCGTAACACTTGCCGAGCCGTTCGCTCAGCGCCGGCAGTGCATCCCACAGGCGGCGGGTGTATTGGCCAGCCAGCAGCGTGAGCACGATCAGCACCTGCAGGCCGTGCAGCACGATCGCGCCGACTTCAGCCCAGTCCACGCGATAGCGGGCGTAGCCGTAGATGGTGCCGGCAGCGCGGCCGAGCAGTTGAGGGATGGTGGTTTTCATGGTTCTCGGTTTGGGGCAGTGCGGGACGGTGCGCCCGCGTGATGGAATCGTACCACCTAGAGCAGCTGTGTGCAACCTTGCTGGGTAAAGTGGCCCCAGCGGGCGACGTGAGCACCGTTGGCCCAGGCGATCTCACTGATGCGCCGAGCGTGTTCTTCATGATCGTGGTCGGGGTGTGGTCGCATTGCAGAAGCTTCTTCGCGCCACCAAGTCAGGAAACGACGCCGCAGCTCCTCATCCGTAGGCCCCTCCGGCTCGGGCTGGGCTTGGTTGATCTCGCGCTCAAGGTCGCCAGCAATTTCAACGGAAGCCCTGACGCGGACGTTGCGTTTCCGCAGCCATGCTGCGACCTCAAGGATTACATCTTGCGCGAAAGGTGTGCAGTCGTCGCCAGGGCGTGACTTGCTTAAGATTTCAGCGATCTTCCAAGCCAGCAATAGAGCTAATCGGGGTTCAGTCATCGAGTTGCCTCAAAGTGAAATAGCTGAAAGTGGTACGGTGTTTGCAATTTCGATGAGATCTTCACGAGTGAAGGATCCATCAAGGACAATCTCTCCGGGGCGATCTTCGACTAATAAGTTAAACCTATGTTTGGGCATGTCGTTGCAGCCCTGAACGGTGAGAGTCAGCTCGGGATGGGCGAGGTAGGCGCGGGCTTCGTCAATCAATGCCGACTGATTGGGGACGTTGTACTGGCAGTGCAAGTGATCCAGCTTCTCAGTCAACCGCTTGATCAGATCGCGTGGGTTTATGTCAGTCATCGCGCAACCTCTTGCGAAACCATGCGTGAAGGCAGTTGCTCAGCGTGAGGCCAGCCATGAATCCCATAGCGAGTCCCCAGGCCAAATTTGCGGCATCAAATCGTGGGCAAGCCATCACCCCACCTCCATCCGCAGCCGCGTTGCAGCGATGTGCAGATCTACCCGGTCGAGCCAGTCGGCAGCGGCAAGGATGGCGGCGCGGGCTTCGGGCTTCCAGTTGATCGGTCCGTCGCTGTCGCCGGTGATTGCGTAGGCCACTCGCTCAACCAACGACCCATCGGGGACCATTTTGTTGGTCTCACCAATATGGTGAAATCCCTTGGCGGTGCTGGCCTCCAGCGCCTCCACGCGGTCGCGGAGTTCGATGATGCAAGAGTCATAGGCTCCATACCTAACAAACCGCTCAATCCCAGACCATTGCCTAGATGTTGCTCTGTGGTTAGTCATCTCAAGCTCCGGTTACGTTCTTCAACAGTCAGTGATGGGTGGTCGTACCAGCTGTCTTCGGGTGTCGCATCGCATGGTTTTCCGCAGTCTTCGCAGATCCACCAATGCGTTGTGCCACCGCCGCTGACACTCACGGGTGCATCGCAGCAATCGCTGGTCATGCCGGCACCTCAACGCCTTCACTATTCATGCGGCGGCGGTACAGCTCGCGCAGGTTGGCGCATTCATGCGCCTGCTCCATGCGGCCGAGCCGCTTGTAGTAGTTCATCCGCAGTGTCTCCCAGCGCCAGCCGCTATACAGCAGCTCGGTGGGCACGGTTTCAGTGGGTTGTTTGCGTGGCATTGGGGCTTGAGCGGGGAATAGGTGCCGAGATCGCTGCTCTCGGCCGGCAGGCTGCTCTCTTGTCCGCAGCAGAGAATCCGGGGCGCTCTATCCGGCTTGTGGCCTAATTGGGATGCCGGGCCAACCGGCGGTGCGGGCTCATTCAGGCCTTGTTGATCTCGTGGTGACCCGTCGTGTGATCCGTTCCGGGGCGGTTGAGTTTTGCGAGTGGACCGCTCCCCCTCGTGCAGTCAGTATAGCACGGCTGCAACCGTGTGCAACCGTGCCAACCCTCAGCAGTCCCACTCCGCGAGCCGGGCACTGGCGTCAGCCAGATCGGCTTCAACCGAGTCAGCAACTGCGATGGCCTCTTGGGCCGTCTGCAGCAGCTGCTCGGTGGAGCGGCACCACGCCGCGAATGCTTCATCCAGCTCCGCGATCAGCGCAGCGGTTTCGGCCTCGCGGGCGAGGGCGTTGCGGGTGAGATCGTCCATCGGTCCTCCGGTGTGTGGTGAGCACCAGGCGGGTGCTCTGTGGTGTGCCTGGCTAGAAGCCACCACCGGGGCCGGGCTGATCGCCCGCGTGTATGCAATTGTCCAGGTGCTGGGCCGTGGCCCGCTGGAATCAATATACAGCCACGTGCAACCCCGCGCAATCCCCTAAGTAGACGGTTCCGCATCCGGCTGCATGAGCAGTCGTTGCGCGTCCTCCACGCTGCGTGCCACGCCGGCGATGCCGCCTGCTGCTGTCACGGCATCGAGCCACTGCTGCTGCTCCTGGCGCACGCGGCCGGTGGTGCTCTTCACCTCGATGCTGGCGAACACCGCAATGCGCTGGCCGACCATTTCGGGGGTGATGGTGATAGTGCGCCAGCCGATCAGGTCGCTGCTGCCGGGCTGCAGTCCATACCGCACCGGCACACCACGGTGATCACGCAAGACGCCGCAATTATTGCGAAACAGTCGCGTGTCACCCTTGGTGCACGCTACGCGGATGTGTTGCTGGATTGATTGTTCGTTCATGTAAAATCATCCATCCACATTTGCAATGCGCAATCTACTACATCACTTGCATCGCTATCTTGGCCAGATTCCTGCAGTCGGTTTACGTATCTCTTCAGTTTTGAATATGTCTTTGGCCTTACGTACCATGCGCACTGTTTCCACGTTGCCCTTTTACTTTCACCGCTTGATGATTCAGGGATTCGCAGGCTATCAACTGGTGCGTTATCTGTATTTTGATCAGATTCTGTAATTTGGCAATCGTACCAGGCTTCAACTAAAGCAGCGATTGCATCTGGCAAGGATGTGCCCGCAAGATTGAGCGAAAATGTGTGGCGATTCATCCAACTTGCCTCCGTTGTTGTTTGTGTTGACGTGCCGCGTAGACATGCTTTGCCCATGCGGTGGGGTTTTTGTAGCCGCGTTGATGGCCGAGGGCGATCAGATCCTGGAGGCTCTGCGCGCTGCCTTGCTCGCGGCGTTGCTCGCGGCGCTGCAACTCCACCAGCTCGCCATCAACCACCTTCAGCTCACGTGCTTCCTGCGGTGCAAACACATGACCGCATTCGCGGCAGATCTGTGCGGTGCTCATGGTGGTGGCGAAGCATTTCGGGCATACCTTGACGCTGGGTGCTGCCTCGCGGTCGCGTTTCTTGATGCCATCCAAGCTCCACTCACGCTCCTCTAGGTGGTGGCCAAGGCGGAGTGTATTGCCGACGTGATCGAGCACCACCGCAGCAGGCTTGCCCGGTGCTGGCCGCAGGCACCGGCCGATCATCTGCAGGTGCAGGCTGACGCTCTGCGTTGGCCGCAGCAGGATGCAGCCGCCGACGCTTGGCACGTCCACGCCTTCACCGATCAATGCGCAGCTGGTGAGCACCTTCAACCGGCCGGTTTCCAGCGCTTGCAGCAGATCGCGCCGTTGTTCGCCGGTCATGCTGCCGTCAATGCTGGCTGCAGCGATGCCTTGGCTGATGAACAGCCGCGCCACCGCTTCGGCATGAGCCACCGAGCAGCAAAACGCAATCGCGGTCCGCCCGCTCAGGTGCTTGCGGTAGTGGCTGCAGCAGTCGCCCATGATCGTTGTCACCCGCTGCTCCGCCTGCTTGGCATCGAAGTCGCCCATGCGCTTACGCAGCCCGGCAGCATCAAACCCGGGTGGTGCCAGCACACGGGCAGCCGCTAGGTAGCCGTTGTCCGTGAGCCACTTGGCAGTTGGCCCCTGCACCATCACCTCATACCACTCGCCGAGGCCGCGGCCGTCACCGCGAATTGGAGTTGCA